CTCTGTTTTGTTGTTGTGTTGATTTAGTCGTATTAACTTCAGATTAGGTGATTGACGATCACGGGCGGGTTCGATTATTTCTTACCTTTGTCTTCCTTAGGAACTTTCCTATAGGTTTTCGGGGCCTGCGGCTTCCGAGGACGGAATGTTGTCTTCGTCTTCGCTTGCAGCGCAGGCTTCTTCTCATCCGGGGAAGGATCCGGTTGAGTGTTGTTCACGGGTTGCGGTGGCGGGCTTGGTTCCGGTTCAATGACGTCGTTGCCGATCACCATCAACTGTTCTACCTTGGGTGTGGTAGTCTCCAAACAATTGGCCGGGTGGAGGCATTCTTCCAGAGTTGTCACCCCTTCAAGCCAAACGAGAAACTTGTTCTCGTCGAAAAGGGGGAGTTGTTCTTGGAAGAGCGCGACACACCAGTCGGCACTCTCGTTGGGGTACTGCTCGCTCTCGTCTTCGAACGGCATCCATTTCTGGTGCATGTTCTTAAACTCGAACTCAGACGGCTTGAACGACATGACTTTGCGGAGGAACGCACCAAATACATGGGAGTTCTTGTCCGTCAGCCACATGGCGTAAGCTTTGTCTAGCAGCTTTGCAGTGTTGGTCACATTGTCGGGCATCGTGACTGTCGCGTGGAACTTTGACATCGCGCGGGGGTAATCGCAAACAGAGTTTACGTCACCAAACCAAACAGCGGGCCCATACTGTCTGGCAAGGAATTTTACTGGTCCTTCCCCGATTGTGCGCGTGTCACTAGTCAGCACTTGGCCGACGCGAGCCGCCGCTCGCTCGTAGGTTTCTATCTCAACGTCAGCCGTGAGGCCGTCGTCGCCCGCGTACACCCCTAGGCCATGCCAGGCCTCCTCCGGCGAGTAAAACGTGCCGGTTTCAGGGTTAGCGCTCATGCGCAACGCGAGGAATGCTGTGAAGCTGTTGAGTACCGTGTTGAAGCCAGACGTCTCCGGGCTCCCCGACAAGCGAGAGAGTCCAGTGTCGTACACAGTCCCAAGCCGGCCTTTGGCCGGGAGGTTTTGTTGGCTCCGCAGTAGCTCATTGAGCTCATCGTGGTACTCTTGACCAAAGAGCGCCATCATCAGACATTTTTCTAGATGTCGGGGGACTTCCCCGATCCTACCATCCATCTTGCTGAAGTCTGTCTCAACCACGTGTTTTTTGGCCTTGCCGCACACATCGGCTACCGTGTTCGCAAGCGCAAGCGGTGTGCGCCCGAAAGCGTACCACTCAACGTTCTTGAGGTAGTCGGAAAATGCGTACATGTAAAACGACCACGCGCGTTTGTCAACTCCGTTAATTGTGGAGATGTTGCGCTGGCCGCCAGGCTTACTAACGTCTGCCTTCATGAAGGACTTGACGACGCGTTCAGGCGACATGTTTTCGGCCTCATCGAGGATACGTCGTTGCGCGGGCTTTGTCTGCCGAGCACGCAAGGCATCCTCGTCCAAAGGGACGAGGTACCCATCGTGCAGGTATTGCTCCATGCACGAGACGTATTCCCCGATGACGCGGGAGGTGAACTGATCAAGTTGGGTATTGTCCCGAACCTTAACAACGCGTTTGTCAATCGCATCCTGCTCGTTCTGTTGTGTACGGGCAGGCGCGAACGCGCCGTTCACGAGAGGCGCCATAAATGACGTCATCGTGGGTTTTGCTTCAGGGTCGTAATCCTTAAGGTCTTTGAGGACTTGGAAAGTGCGGACATGCTCTTTAACTGAGCTAATGGTCGTGACGACACGCGGAGTGCACCGTGTGTGGTACTCATACAAGAACTCGACACCCTTGCTATCGGGTCCCATCTTCTGTTTGAGCAGCGGGACCGTAATCCCGCT